TTACAATTCTAATAATTTTTTTATTTTTTTATCTAAAAAAACATAAATATCTAACAATATAACACATACCATGAAATATGGTAGATAATTATTATAAGAAACAGTCTTGTAAAGCATATAAAAGACATTTATAATCTGGTTAATAGATAATAATAGTATAAGGATTAACGAGATATTAGCTACTATAGTTTTATCAGAATGGTAATACATATAAGCTCCAACGCCTCCAATAAGCACAGCATCCATTATATAATAAAGATTATCATTATCATAATAATGAGTTAAACCCCTCATTATGGAATGGTAAATAAGAAGAAAATAAACAGACTTTTTCATTAGCCTTTTGGCCTTTCGTTTGGGCGGCCATTAGTCGTACCACCTTTACCACCTTTACCACCTTTACCACCTTTACCACCTTTTTTACCTTTTGGCATAATATTTAATTTTTAATGTTTAACAAAATTCTTTATTACCAGTATCGTATCTTGACTCTAAATCCACAGTAACACTTTTTAAAAGGTTAATTTCGTTGTCTTCGGGGTTGTAAGCTCCTGGATTACTTACAGCCGTGTTAATATGTCTTTTTGAATTGTTTCTATTATAGTCGCTTATCTCTATTTGTTCGGCCTGTAGAACGTTAATTGATATAAAGTCGTGTACATCTTGAGGAACTTGTCTAACGCTTAGCGAGTATTTAGGAACGCGCTTATTTGATATATCGATTAACTTTTTATTGTTGTATTTCGTTCGTTCAATTACAAATTCGGAGTTGTCTTTTCCAAAAAAACCGTTTACTCTTATTTGATTATCAAATGCACTAGGGAAAGATACGGTTTCACCCTCGTTAAATCTGTCTGTTATAGTGCCAGAATTTAAAAACTGTAAACGAACTGTCTTATCGGATCTTTTGGATGTATATTGAGCTACGCAAAAAGCAAAATCAAAGGTATTGAGATCTGGTCCTACGATCATTGATTCAATCGTTTTTATTTGATATGTTCCAGGGCCTAATAGCGTTAAAAGCTTTTTAAAATCTAATTTATAACTAATATACGAACGCCCATTCCCATCTACAAAATATCCAAATGCATAAAATGCGCCATAAGTATCATCTGTTAAAGCTATAGGAGTAAAAGAAGAGTCCAGAGGTTTAATCAAAAACATATCTACATCTGTAGTGCTTATTTCATACCCTTTATGGAATCTCCAAAAATCATTTTTTAAAGGTTCATTAGTGCTCGTGTCAGCTAGTGCCGTTAAAATAAAACAACAATCGTTTTTATCTGAAGCCTCAAACGTTCCCGCATCTGGAATTAATCCAGAAGCGTTGTTTATGCTTAACGCCGTTGCTGTAAATACATCCCCTCTTTCTCCTGCCATTATATTATATTACATTACACCCGTTGCATGATCCAGACCTATTTTCGTTCGTATCAAATGTATAGCTACAACCCGAACATGATTTTATGCTTTTTTCAGTTAAAGGAAACGATGCACATTGAGACGGTCTCGTAGAATGTATGGTGCAACCCTCTTCGCCTAAATGAACACACGGATAACCCTCTGCCTCGTTAGTCATATCAAATTGCATGAAGTTCCCTGTATCCTGAGCGGGATATACGTCTGAATTGTTTAACTCTGCGTTTGCTAATATCTTTTGCAATGTATTTTCCGATACTTGAGTTTTAAGTCTACAGCATTGACTCTTAAGATGTGGATATGTTTCTTGCATTTATATTTTTTGTATTGTGATGTAACCTCCATAAATATCGTTTCCTGCCTCTACTATAATTATATTTAAATAGTTTGTAGTTGTAGAGTCTACATTTGTTATACTTATTTGAGAGTTAGCATTTCCTGAACCTTTAGACACCGCCGTAGAATCATCTATCTGGCTCTCAAACAACTCAACGGCTATATTAGCACTTGCATTTAGTCTGAAATTAACAGCCCTGTAACCTGTAGGGATAAATACACCTGTTACCATTGTAGTGATCTTAGCAGCCGCGTCGTTTACTACCCCCCCGTCGTCTTGTATAGATACGCCGTCTTTGTCATTGTAAGAGACTATATCCCATGGGGCTATTTTAATTCGAGTCTCAGAGCCTAACCAACCGCCAGTAGAATTAGCATCGACATAACTTTTAACCGCCTTTTCTGTCGGTAATGCGTCATCTGAATTTCCTGATAATGTGCCGTCAGTGGAGAATTCATTTATCCCTGTTCCGTTTTGTGTGAAAAACATGCCGTCATCCCTTATCTTGAAAATATAGTTTGCCGCTCCCGTAAGATTAGACACTGTAAACGCGTCAGTTGAATCAGTTATACTTAATCCTGCAACGTGTAATCTTGCCCCTGAGCCTGCCGATATAGTACCCGCTCCTATACTCACAATGTCAGGCCCTAACGCCATTGTAACCCCTGCTCCTAAACCGTCTCTAACTGTTATTTTAGGATTGTTATTTATGCTTACTACAACAATATTCCCAGTATCTGCATTTAATTGCGTGTCTCCAAACTCGCCTTGCCATAACCCGTAACCTCCTCCCGTAAAGAAGTTCTCATTTGCCAAGTAAAAATCACCACTACCTAAACCACCCGCCTTACCTGTGCTTGCTTCTATCCCGTCACCTGCTGCGTTTCCTACTGGTATAATGTCGTTACCTATAGCCGTAGATGTGGCCTTAATTTCAGCATATCGCATTTTAGTTGACAACCAAACATTTGGCCCTGTTGATACTAATACAGATATATCCAATAAGTCATCGTCTTCTGGGGCTGCTAGTAATTCGTCGTCGTAGTCGCTTATTCTTCCTGTTGTTGCCATTGTACAAAGTTAATTTATTATTCCATTAATTTAAAATCATTTGAACCATCCATTATCTTAGGAGTCCCGTCCTCCATTAATTTAGGAACGTCAGGCGGTCCAGGTGGTTCGGCTGCTCTTACATCATATATCCTAGGGGTTATCTTGAATTTGGGCTTCTTTGGCAGTATTGAACCTATTAACTTTGCTTCGCCTATGAATTTATTAGCCGATGGATTAGTAATTACAACGCGGTTGCTAGAATCAATACTTTTCCACCATGTTGAGGCGTGTGCATCGTACGCACTAGATAGCCAGTAAGTACCCTTAAACGTCCCTTCTTCAAATACATCTATCTTTAAAACAATTACAAGGTCGCTAATACTTGGAGTTGTTGCCCCTACAAAATTAAACTCCGCTTCTATACGTCCATCCGCGTACCTTATTACAATAGGTTGACCGCCAGAACTTAATAAATTATTATTTTCGTCATAAGTTCTGAGTACATTTCCGCTCCATTCTGGGCCTAAATCATAATCATAAGTCCATATCCTGCTTTCCTGTTCATAGGTTAAAGGATTGCCATTTTTTGTAACTGATAGCGAAGTTTTAAAATAGATATTCCAATCTGTAAAAGTGTCTATTCTTATCCAATCCTGGTTTAGACCGTCGTTAGGTTCGCTTGGATCGAACATGTCATCGTTTGCAGAAGGCAATGATACGAACTGTTCCCATCGTATTATAAAAGGAAATTGGAATCGGTATTCTTTAAAAGCGCCAGAATCAGCAGCGTAACGCCTGAAAAATTTAATATTTGCCCTATTTTCATCCACTGGCGTTTTAAAACCTCTATCGGTGTTTATGTTTGGAATTGGTACACCTCCATAAAGAACATCCGTTACTATTTTTAAATTAGACAAACCAAAAGAGCAGGAATCTAAAACAAAAGCTGCACCAGTACTTTTTTTTGCTATAATTTGACCAGTTATTCCCGTAAATATTATGTCGTCGGTTTCTCTTGTATTTTTATCAAAAGATATATTATTGAACCCTAATAGATCATCAACTATCCTAGCATCTGGGAAATATACGCCTTCAGTTTCTAAGTCACTATATGGATGCTCTAGAAATTGTTGATTCATTACAAACATATTAGGATCTGAATTGTCAATATAAAAGATATTTGTATCAATTAAAGTCTGTTCTTTGTCCGAATTTGCGCGGGTTAAGCTGTGATTACATGTCTCTACATAAATCATGAATCTTTGTGTAGGGTTGGCCGAAATTCTAGAAACAACCTGTGCATCCATTTCTATAGACAATTCAACACTTACGCGGGTTGTATTTACATATGTAACAGTTAGGCTTTTTATAACGGATTCATCTGTTCCATTCTGTCTAGGTATCCCGCTTGTTTGTCCTAGCGTGGTTAACACATTATCGAAAATAAAGTTATACTCCTGAGTTTGGGCGGCGGCTAAAGCGTTGTTTCTATATTGCGATTCGTCCGCAGGTGCATAATTAAACCCAACTATAAACTTAGTATTATTATCAGAAAAAGGCGAGCTTTCTGTGTTGACTACATCGAATTGTACTTTTGTTAAAACAGTTGTAAGCTGTAAAGATTCGTTAAGCGTATTATCTAAACGCTTATAGAGCAAATTTTCAACGCTGTATTTCTTAGGCCCACCGTTTAAATTTTCATTAAACCATCCCGTTGATCCATCTACGTCCAAAACCTCTACGACTGTCATGTCGTTAGGGTTGTTTGCGTTTACAGATAGACCTACACTATTAATATATTTTAATGAATTTACACCTTCCAACCTGTCAGGTGCAATCCTTGCAACTATATCGCTCCACTCACCAACAAGCATCAGAGGTGATACTATAACTTCATGTACCACCTTAAACGCCTGAATGACCCCGCTTATCAAATTTGGGTTACCTTGTCCTGAACCGTTTCCATACACAGTTATAGAACCAAATTGCCAAGATTTTTTACCTTGCATAACCATAACATTAGGAGTTATAAGGTCGGAATAATCAAGGTTTGCAGTTAATGCACGTTGTGTTTCTCCATCTATTGGAGAGACAAAAGTAGGTGAGGCTTCATTATCTATCAAATTAAACATATATTCCATCGATGTTACTGGGGTGGTGTTTGCCAGATACCCGCCTATTGGTAATATCTCAGGAACAGTAAAATTATAGTTCGTAATTATCGTTTGCCTGTCTTCGCTTATTTCTAATATTATACCAGTGGCATTGTTTGCAGGGATTGTCATTCCATCAATTACAAAAGTGTCCCCAACGTGCCAATCATTCTCATTAAATCCATCGGATTCGTTTGTATAAATAGCTCTATCATCTCGTACTTTTCCAGTAAATATAGATAAGGGATCAACGAAAATAAATATTTCGCTGCTTGCCGTGTCTATTGTTTCAGGCATCATATAACTTTCTAACCTAAACTCTGTAACAAACGTTTGAACAGATGCAACATTCATAGCAGGAAAAGTAGATCTATCACTAGAATCACTTAACAAATCGTAAGATTCTATGCTTTCAATTTTAATACTCATAGATTCCACTTACTAGCGTTAAACTTAGCGGCCATATCCTCAGCTTCTCTCAGTACCTCAGATGATTGTTTGAATTTTTCCACTTCATCTCTGTCTTTTTTAGACAACGAACCCAACAACTCCCCGTCTAAATCTACGCTTATAAGTTTTTCAACCGCAGGAATAAGCCCTTCTAATGCCTCCGCTAGTTTATTTAATTCTTTATCCGATCCCATCCGAAACTATTTTATTATCCTTAAGATTTGTAGTATATGCTTCATTTATTCTAAATTTAACATCTCTTGCCTGCTCGCTTTCAACATTTAAAACTAATCCAGTCATTTGCCCAATCCTACCTACTTGATCAAAGATAACATTACTTTTTATAATGCTCTTAAAGTCATCAAAACACATATTAAACGGCGGCGCCTCATATTTTTTATACTGGTTAGCGTTTTCATTATCCTTGGTCGGTGTGAAACTGTCTATTTTGTAGTATCTGTCATAAATATCGCCCATATTTACGCGCTCCTGGTTAACCTCTTTTAATTTTGTCCCTTCTGCATTTGGTGAAATATCTAATGTTATTAATTTTGGCGTAGATGTAAAATCATTTCCTAGTTTCAACATACCGAGCCGCTTACCTATAATCGCTGAAAGGTCTGTTTTTGTTATATTTATACCAACTTTTGAAGCGGCTTTTGATAATCCACCAATTAACTTATCTATAGGCTTTAATATTCCGAGTACAAACCTTTCTGGGCCTGTGAAATCGTCTTTGATTAAACCCCTCGAAAATTCACTGTTTATGCTATTCAATCCACTCATCAAAACCATGTCTGGATTATCTACAGATACGGGACTTGTGATTACTTGGCATACATTGCCAGTATAATTATCGATAGTGTTTGTATCTTGTAAATCGGTTGTGAATTTTAGCAGAATATTAGATTTTAACTCGTTGGCATTAATTCCAAACCCCTTAATTTCAACGTCTGGAATCTTAAAATTGACTGTTAAGGGGTTATAATCCCGACGCTCGATTCTAATAACACCATCACCCACAAACTTTTTTCCATTTATTAACGTTTCAAAAGAACGCATTAACTGACCGAAAGTGCCATTATAATACCCTTTTTGTATAGTTGCATCTGGTTTTGTAAAACCGAATATATTTTCATCTTTTTCCGATAGTGGGACTGAATATTTCGCAGGCAAAACAACCATATCGCGCCAAACAGGATCAAGGAAAACAGATGACTCAAACTTCTGTCCCAACTGTTCTGCTCCTTTTTCTAATAGTGTTTGCAATCTCATACAAGCGTGGTACTTTACAGGCTGTATAATTTGGTTAACTATGTCCCGAATTAAATTTACAATCGTTATTATCAACACGATCAAATAAGCTACTATCAATATAAACTTAATTACAGCACGTATCCCAGACGCAACCCCAGCAAACTCAACGGCTGTTTGTATTACATTTTGTATTGCATCGCGTAGAGCTAATGTTACTGAGAATCCCATTAACAATAATATGGCTATCTCTTTGTTATTTGGTACAGATGAAATGACATAGGGTAGGAAAATATAATCTGAAGATGTTATAGTCCTTTTTTCAACCTCTAAATATTGATAATTAAACGAATCTTCAGCCCCGTCTTCCAGCCATGTTTTAGAACCCGCCTCCTTTACAAACGCCTCTATTCTATCGCATTTGAAAACTACCTCTGAATTTGTAAGATCAATATAACCCCTTATTAGTTCCAGAACCTCAGAACCCTCCTCTAAATTTAATCTAAACGGCAAACCCTCGAACACCCCAGGCCCTCCAGACATACCACCCTCAAAATGCTCGTTTATTATTTTGGCCGCATCTATTGTAAAATCAAAGTTTAAAAGCGAAATAGTTCCTGCACTGTCAGGATCTGAGTTATCAAAATTCAATTCAATATCCACAGCCTCCGAGTTTATAGGCTTTTCTACTTGACCATCATTTATGATATAAACTAATTTCATTATTTAGGCAACATTTTATACTTCTTATTGATAAAATGAATCAATTCTTTTTTACCTCTCGATACCCTACTTTCTACCATATGCATCATACCCTCAGAATCTACATTCATACTAGCGGCGTTGCTTTCAATGGCTCTAATTACCTGCTTATTGCTTTCAATGATTGCCTTTGTTGCGGCTTTCGAGTCTGTTGATCCTGTTACTGTTGGCATAAAGCCCCATGTATTACCGTTTGAATAGTCTTTTGCAGCCTGCACGAGTTCGTCGTTGCTCATTCCTTTGGGTAGTGCCATATTTTGAGACGGGTTCAAAATCCTTTCTTTACCGTCAAATTTAGCGATGTAACCGTCTTGGCCGCTGCTGAACTTGCTACCGTTCATATCCCTTTCGACTAGTTCCGTTCCATCTATGAAACCCGTCAAACCTTTTGCGATTGATTTAGCGAGTAACGTATTAGTAAACGCTTTAACCGCTGCCGTGTCTGGATCTTCTTTCGATAGTTCTTGGAATTGATTATAATAAGCCTGTACGAGTGCGATTATTTCCTGCTCTTTGGCTTGCCTTTCTAGTTCCTGCTGTTTTGCCAGCCTCGCTTTATCAAGTTGTTCCTGTTCAAATGCTAATGTATTAGAGAGACCGTCCCTTGCTCGTTGCTCCTGTATAGACAAGGAACTCTCTTGCTTTTGAACTTGTGCATCAAGCCTATTGTTTTCTGCATCGTTTCGCTTGTCTAATCCTTCTATAAACGCGGCTCCTATTGAATCTATAAGATCTTTATTTTCTTGTAATTTATTTTTCCTTGCTTCTTTTTCTATTTCATCTTTATTTTTCGCTTCATCAATTAGTAAATCATTCAACTCTTTTTCTAGTTCTAATCGTTCGATTGAATCCTTTTTTAATAGTTTAATTCTCTCTTCGAGTTGTTGTTTTTCATTGTCTAACTGCTCCGCGTCTAAATCTTCTAACTGGCCTTTTAAAAACCGTTCCTGAGTAAGTATGTCTTGATTTAATTCAGTTGTTCTTTTGGCTGCTTCTTCTGTTGCTTCGGCTGCTTCTTTGCTCGCCTCTGCTAATTCTTTTTTTAGTTTTAAAGTGTCTTTTAGTACTTTCTCCTCAATCTCTCCGAGGTCTATGTTTCGTATAAGTATACCTTGCTTAACAATGTCTTGTTCGTTAAGTATTTTTTCAATAGCCGCGTTTGTTATTAGTGCTTTTCGTTTGTCTAGTAGTGCTTTTTCTTCTTCTTTTTCTTTTTTCGTTAAATCTGTCCTTAAATCTATTGTTTCTTTAAGTAGATCAATAGAGGCTTTACCCTGTTCTATTATTAGATTTATACTGTTGTCAAATAAATCCTTTTCTAACTTTTGATTTGCTGCAAATGCTTTTTGCCTTTCCGAAAGTGTGGATTTATCGCTGCTTATTATCTTGTCATTTGCCGCGATCTTTAACTCTGTAAACTCGGTTAAAATATCATTTTCTTGCTCGAAAGCATCCCGCGCTGTTTTTCTGTTCTTTTCTTCTTGGTCTCTTCTGAAAGATTCGGCCTCCACTTGCTTATCTCTTCGCTCTACAAATGCCGCTGTAAATGCCTCGTCGTTGGAGTCGGATATTTTTTTCGCGATGTCGTAATCTAAAAGAATCATTTTGAGCTGTTCGCCTGTTTGAATTGCTGCAATTTCAATTTCACTCAATGTATTTGACCTTATTAAATCCTGCTTAACGGCCTGAATTGTTAACTTTTCTTTTATTAGCGCTAGTTTTATTTCTAAATCTGCGAAATTTTCCGCCGCCTGTTGTGCTTTTTTAACCGCTTTAGCTCTGGTAACGAACCCTATCGTGTCATCATCGCTTATATCTTGGAGTATTTGTCTCTTTTCAGCTAATCCCGCCAGTGATTTTTCTAGCTGTTCAATCTCGATTCTGGTTCTTAATTGAAGTCTTAAGTATTTTTCTTGTGCTTCTATGGCTTTGGATGTTGTTTCAACAGTTCCCTCGTAAGCCTTAGAAACTTTCTCCGCTCCTTCTGAAATTCTGTCCAGGCCATCACTAAAACTGGCTGAATCTATTAATCTCAATCCTGCCTCAAGTCCACTTATTGCGCTGTCTAGTTTTTCCGTTGTTCCTATTAATGACTTTGCAAACCTTGCCGCTTTAAGTGCTAATAGTTGGGTTTTTATGAGCGTTGTTAATAATGGCGCTAACGCTCCAACGGCTGCCTCTATAACGCCAAATATTACATCTTTAATACCTGTTAACGATTTTATAAAATTATTAACAAAAACTTTTGCCGATTCTGTGAATTTTGACAGGGCAATCTGTAACTCGAGAGCGCCTTCTCTACTCGATCCGAATAGATCGCTAAGGATTTGAAATCCTTTAGCAATTAAGGCAATAACCCCTAACTTGCCTATTGTGTTATTCAATCCAGAAAGCGCCTTTTCGTACTTGCCTACCGACCTTTGGTTTTGACCTACAGTGTCATCAACGTCCTTTAATTTTTTGTCTAACTTGGTAATATTTTTTAATAAATCTTTGCCCTCCTCAGTGTTTTCCTTGTTCTGGACAGCTAAGTTTTTATACTTTTTCCTTAATTTATTGAGCGTTGCTGATTCTTTTTCATATGCACCTATTAAGTTTAAGGCCTCTTTTGCCCTGTTTTTATTAACTTTGTTTTGTTCCTGTAGTTGAACTTTTAAAACTTCATTACCTTCTACTCTAGTAGAATTGGCCTCGTTTAGCCTGTTGATTAACTTTATTTTGTCGGCCTCGGTTTTAGAAAGTTTCTTATTTGCTTCGGCTTGCTTTTCAATATCCTTAATGATACGCTCTTGAACCTTTGCCAGTTCCTGTTCAGTCTTTACTAGTTCTTTTTGTGCCTTGGTTAGCTTCTCAGATTGTGCCGTAAATGCTTTGAACTCTTCGGCTGTTTTAATCCCGTCGATGTCTTGCAATACTTTTAAAATGCCTTTAAGTGTCTTTTCGGTTTCTTCGCCTTTGTCTATAAGGTCATTGAGCTCCTTAATGATTCCTTTCGCGATCTTTGGCTCAAATAGATCGTCGTGCTGTATTCTTTTTGTTGCCACTAATTAAAAGGATTCGATTTATACAAATTTAGTGAATTTTATTTTACTGGGTTTTTGCCGCTGCCCTCTCTGAATCCTTTATCAACATTTTCATGTAACTATCATACTCGCGCACACTGACTTTATTTTCATCAATATAATTCCCGCCCATGTATTTAGTCAAAATAGCTTTATTTTCATAGTATTTTTTATCTGAGCTTTCACCTTTTGGATTAAGAGCGGTTAATTCCATGTCTATTTTCATGTACAAAGTTTGCAAATAATTATCATTATTTAGAGACAATTTAGTACGCAGTATTTCACGTTTAACCAACTTCATCAAATAATTTTCTAGGTCTGCATTCATTGAAATTTCGTTGAAATACTCGTCTTTTATATCTTCGTATCGCTGCTTTACGGCTACACGTTTGCGCCTTGTAACCCTTCGCGGCTCTTTGTATATTAACCTAATATCTTCTGTCTTTTCCAGTTCCCGCCAAACCGCTTGAGGCATGTCGTCGATCCCTTTATACATCTTGAATCTCTTCTAATAATAGCGGCAAAAATGCCAATAGTATAAACTCGGAAAGCTTATTCATGCTATCCACAGTAAGCCCCAACACAGGCCCCCACTCATCTATCAAATCGGTGTCATCTTTTTGAGCGTCCGATAACATTGTGAAATAATTGTCTTTTAATGATCCGATTTCAACGGCGTGACTTCTATAGTAATCGCCTGTATCGTGTAAATCGACGCGATCCCGCCCTCTCTTTGGCCGTCCCTCCTCCGCTGAAATCCTTAGCGTATTAATAGAATACCCTGAACGATTCGCAGCCAATTTAATGCCGTCCGAGTCCACATTGAGCTCGAATAGTTGTACCTCCGTATTGAGTTCTATAATGAATTTTTGGTACTCTGGACGGCTTAAAATGGTATTGATTAATACATTTTGATTAATTGATGACACCCTATCCCGCAACTCTCTAAAAGCTCCGAAAAAATCACCCATTATTTATTGTTTTTTGTGGATTTCTTTTTCTTTTTTGGCTCGGTCTTTTCCACCTTTACAACCTCAATCGTTTTGGGTTTTGCCGCTTCCTTATCTCGCTTGTCGATCTCGATTTTGTCTTTTATCGCTTGCTCCAATGCTTCGAAAACTCTATCCGCGTTGTGCTTGTTTAAATTGTGGTGCGTTGGTTTGCCTTTGCTTCCATTTATTTCTTTGTCCCCATAAGAAGCGTAAAGTTTTTCTTTTGTTAGCATTTTACAGCCTGGATAAACAAATCTAATATTTTGTATAACTATTTCCATGTCTTTATAATGTTTTACCAAATATAAACAAAAAACCCCTATCCAAATGGATAAGGGTTTAAAGCTGCGCGGTTCCAATGTTACGCGTTCATTTTGTTTTAAGCAGACGTTGCAAATAATGTAGCAACTAAAGCCTTACAGTCGTAAGTTTTTTGGATTGGATTAGTTACAGGTCTAATTGTAATATCCTTTCCAACTGCAATAGGCGTTGTATATGTGAATATATAATCGCCTACAGTTGCCTCGCTTGTCGTTCCTGGTTCAAGTTGTGAATCAGTAATATTGTAAGCTTCTAGATTTACCTCTGTAAGCCCGCCCAAAGGCAACCTGCTAGAAACTCCACCTATATCTGAATGTACATTGAAAGCGATTCCAGTAGTTAAAGATGCACCATAAACTATCCTTGCATCGATTAAATCAATGGTATCATTTTTAATAGAATAACCATCCATTGATGATGAAGCAATATAATCTACAGAAGTCTCAAGAGCCGAACGATCCCATTTGAATTTGATAACCAATTGAGATACGCTCCCGTCTGTTCTATCGATAACACTAGCGGAAAAAGAACCATCTTGGATTTTACGCCCTTTAAAGTTAGTACCGTCGCTTTCACCTACCCAATTATCAAAAGAATCACCAAAAGATGCCAACATTCCACGACATTCTACAGACGCCTCTACTTTTGCTAACATCTTATTAGCTTCTGGTGTTACGATTATAAAGGAAACCTCTTTACTGTTTTTATTTAAAACATAACTTGAGCCATCGTCAAATTCTTGAGTATTTGGATCAACTGGCGGCGCATCATATTGCTTTATACCATCTAATCTTAACCATCTATCTTCGACAACTTGGTTTCCATACTTACTATCAAAAAAAGCTTGATTAGGAGTTTCACTCGCTAGAATCATTCCGTTAACTAAACCACCAACGGTTTCTTCTGTGTTAAACGTTATACTCAAAGGAATACCGATTCCTTTACTACATTTTTCAAAGCCTCCAAAGTTTTGGATAGTGCTCCCATCGGCACAATTACATACTGGTATCATAATTTTAAAATTTAGTTGTTAATATTTATATTTAGCTAGTTCAAAGTTAATGTTTTTAAAATTTATTACTAATTAAATTCTACTATGTCTATTCCCTCGCTAGTTAAAAAATCTCTAACCTCTTCAATAGTATCGAAATATTTAACGCTGTATTTTGATTCATCAAAATAAGTCTTACCAGACGTAAATAATGTATAGCAATTATAATCAATGCTATAAATTAATCTTATCGGCTTTGTGAAATTCTCTTCCATTTATTAACTAGTTGTTATTGTAAATCCTAGAGCTACCAAATCAATTACGGCTTGATCGCCGTCATAACCTCCACTAGAACCATCTGGGGCTGCATTTGTGCCGTTTATGCTTACTGCTCTACCTGTATAGTCACCTCCTGGGCTTTCTCCTGAAACCATAGATAATATATCGATCAAGTAATGATTAACCACGATAGTTGACATAGAGTTATTTAATAATTGAATGATAACGTTATTGAATCCGAACAGACCACTCATTACAGTTATGTCACTATAACCTAAAAGATTATTACCCATCGTTAAATTAATTTTGCTAGAAATAGTTACGGTTGGGAATGGACATAAAGTTAATGATGTGTTAAGATTGAATTGATACTCTCCCTCAACATCGAAAAATCCGCTAGGATCACACGTTATTAAACTAGGGTTATCTCTAATTCTTGGATTGATTTGTCCTATCGTTGTCGTAGGCAAATTAAGGGTTGTTAGGTTTGCGCAACCTTCCACCTTCCAGTTAGCATTGGAACTTGCTTTTGTCCAGCTGCTTAAATCTAACGTGCTATTAGAAATATTCATTATTACAACATCGTCAATAGATCCAGTTCCCATTACTGGAGGTGTAAATGTTCCTGTACCTGTGTAAGTTATATCACAATCCGATGTACAGTTTGAAAAACTACTAAGGTCTATATTCACACTACCTAAACCATAATTAAAATACTTTAAGGATGCAGTTATACCAGTTAGCGTAATACTAGATAAGTTTGTATTATTATCGAGCCTTAGATACTCGCATTGCTGATAGTTGTCCCAATTAAACGATGATAAATAAGCATCAAAAAATTGAAGCTCTGTAATGGTATTGGTTGCTGGTGCATCTACAAGAGTAGTGAAATTTGGATTATTATTACAATTTATTACGCCTGAAATATTGGCCATACCGCCCCAATTCATGCTAATAATGCCCTTATTATTAAACGCATTGCCTATAAATCCAATAATATTTTCGGGATCATCTACATCTAATCTGACATTCTTTACGGTTGAATCATTCCAGTTTGCAAAAGTAACTGATGTACCTGTATAATTATCTGTTCCGTCTGTCCATGTAAGGGTATTAATTCCCGTGTAAGTAACGCCAAATATTGTACTAGAGGCTGCGTTTGAGCTAAATGATAATGCAGCCCCATTAGTTATATTTACAAAACCCATTTTAAAACATCCTATTGATCCAGTATCAACAACAACAACGCAACTACGCCCCGCCGTTAATCCTGTGGCAGTTTGGGAAGTTTGAACGTTGTCCCATTCTATTAGAACGCTTCCAGTATTTCCTGAGTAGTTTACTGTTGCTGTTCCGTCACTTGCTCCATAATAAGACGGTTCTGTAAATGTAATACTATCTATAACCAAAGCACAAGCACTGCCCGCCGCCGCAACTGTTCCGCTTTCTTGGTCTGAGCAACTTTCTACGCCCATATCGGTTATTACCACCGTGTAAATTCCAGGTTCTAGATCAACGATGCATTGTAAACTTGACGAATAAGCACTCGGTCCACTCCATGAATAAGTAAAAGGACCAAACCCTCCTAAGGGCGTAGCTATTGCAATTCCATCATTTTGACCGACCGCAGTTTCCGATACCGTTGTAACTTGAGCAGTTAAACCACATGATACTACATTTTTAGATCGAGTATCGCACTCGGTTTTACTCATTGTGAAATCAAAGCCGATTTGATGACCTGAAAGGTCTTCATTGAAAAACTTTTTTACACTGCCTAAATCTGTTATAAACTTACCCCAATTTGCCCGCGCAATTTGCGAACTATTTAAAATCTCTTTGTATTTGTCACCTTGGAAATCGTTTATCTTTTCAAAAAACAATTCAACCATTTGCCTCATAGGTTCAAGCACATTTGTTTTATGCTGTGCAGATGTCCAATTTGCAAGGCTAGACTCATCCATGAAAAATAACTGAGGCTTAGAATTACGCCCCCACGGATCAAATTCGTCCCGTATTACCGTTTCGTCTAATATCTCATAAAGCCATACAAACGGCGTTCTTTCGTTGGGGTCTTTTGGCTTGCCTTGTTCGTCGATAGCCATAAGCGTAACACCGTGAAAAAACAGAGGTGCAGGAATGGTAAAAAACGTTATCGAAGGGATTGGATCGCCCGTTGTGATTGGCTTAATTGTAATAGATACGTTTATATCAAAGGCCGTAATCCTGTACTCGATTGAATCTATTGTAATTCGCTTGTTTATGGTGAGCCAATAGGTGCGATTTGTTGAGAGTGTAAAAGTGCCGTTTCCGTTGTCTGTAGCCTCCTTAATTATAAAGATAGGCGTTAGTTGAGAAACTAATTCTTTAACCGCGTCGACTGTATCTTTAGTTCTTATTTGAGCCATTTAGATAAAAATTGCTTTTCTTTTTGCTATTCCGTTGTACTCTGGGTATGTTGTAGAATCCAATATCATTTTACGACCTATTGCCTGGTATGAATTAACGCCATAATTGTATTTGATAGTCAATCCAAAAGAAGGGCTACTCGCGTTCGTGCTGTTCTCGGATTGGTTTTTTACTGTTCCTACTGGTGTATTTTGATACGGTTGGTTACGTGCAAAATCGAAGTAAATAAAACGCATTAGCATCTTTTTAATCCCTTCGGACCTACTAGCGATGTTATCCGAGTCGTCGTAAAATGCATCAAATACAGCTATAAAACGTGCATCCTGTGGAACTCCCCCTACTAAATCGGCCATAAATAAACCGTAAAGTTCTGAACCAAACAACTCCTGCAATACATTAACCTCTAAAAGATCGATATACGGCTCAAGTTCTTGCTCTGTTGCCGAACTTTGAGAGATTAAAATATCACCGTTTGTAAAATCGCTTGTATTTACGAAAGTTCCCATTTATTTTGATTTACTTCTTCGACTTGTTTTTAACAGGTGTCTTTTCTGCCTTGTCTTTTTTCGGTGCTTTCTCGGACTTCTCTTTTACTTCTTTTGCGATTCCATCGGCAATAATTCTTTTTGCTAGATGATCGGGAATGTCTTTTAATTGACCTTTAATTAATCCCGCTTCATGGTCTTTTATTATTTCGATTTTCATAGTAGTAAAGTAATTTAAAAAAGTGAGGGATTTTTAAGCCCCTCACTAATGGTATTAATTACGCGTTAAGCGCGGTTTGTGCTGCTGTGATAGATGCAATATGTAAGAATGCACCAGCGTGAGCCGTTCTAATTACTAATTGCTTTCTAACTGTAACCTTCAAACGTTGTACATCTTCAATCCAATCTGTACCGTGTTGAGTGGCCACGTCTAAAGTAGTCGTTCCTGCTCCCCACATTGTACCGAATGTAAAGTCTCCGATGTATGCTTGATTTTGTGGCACTAATTGAGATTCTATAATCCGAACGCCTCTAACGGCCATACCATCAACACTTAACCAAGATGGCATGATATAGTTATTATCAGCATCTTTAGTTAATCTCATTAACTCAGCATCTGTAGGATTCATCACAATCGCATTTGGAACAAATACGCTGTTTTGCCCTGCGTTTGCAATTTGAACTAAACCTGTTGATATTACGTCATAAATAGATGCCGCTGTACCAAACAATCCACCAAAAGCACCCGCCGCCCAATTTGGAGCTACCAAATCAACACCGCTAAAGTTTTGACCTGTCCCGTCTCCTAATAAAGCTTGCTCATCAAGTTGTAGCTCTACATTTTTAAGAGAAAAATTTCTAATCTCAGCAGATATAAAAGAAACGTCTTCAAGTGCCTCTCTAGATACTCTCATTGAGTCGCCGATTTTTCTCAAAGGAAGTAATATCTCTTCCCATGTAATCGCACTTTCTGGTATAACTGCACTTTCAGCTACTGGTGCCGCGTTGTCTGTTTGACTCGCTTCTTGCCAGTATCTAATAACGCCGTTCGAATTTGCGCCCATTGTAGCTTGATTAAACAAATCAGAAACTGCCGTCGATCTTCTTGGAATATGTCCTAATCCTGGAACATCTGTTGCCATTGTATTATTAGCTACTGATGCTCTTGTTACTTCCGTTTTCAAGTTCATCGAAAAGCCGTTACTTTTCTCATTCAAGAAATTAGAAATTGAATCTTTCGACTTGTTCCAAACATTATTTAACTCTCCATCGAATCCTTTAGGTGCTGCACTTATAGCGTTTGACTTTCTTAAGTCTGCTAAAGTTTTACCCTGCTCTTCCATTGCGCTCTGTAACTGCTCTACGTGCTTTTCCTTAAGCTCTCCAAATTGTTCTTTTAACGCTTCAATAGCTTCTGTACCTACTTTTTCGCTCATTCGAGTTTCTAAAGATGCCATTTTTGCACTGTTACTAGCTACCATGTAGGCCGCTTTCTCTTCAATAGGTAGATTCTCAGCCGTGTTTTTATCTAGCTCTTTGAATTTACCCTCTTTTAACCAAATTTGTTCCATTATTATGAATTTAAGATTGTATTTAAAAATATGTGTTGTTCGTTCTCACGCTTTAACCGTTCGGCTTCGAGAGTGTCCGAGGACGGCGCGCGAAGTGATTTAATTAAAATACCTAACTGGTCGTAAGATTTTTGTAACTCTGCCCCTCTCTCATCCGAGATAGTAGATTTAGTTAGTATGTTTTCGAGGTTTTTAAATAAGGTCTCGACGTCCTCAAGGCTTTTGATTGCTGTAGTTGGCGTGTCACTATTCGCACCCCAAGCTGTTAAGCTCGAAACCTCCCATAGTTTCACTTCTGAAATAACATTCGCGCCCTTTTCTTTGCTGTAGTTTTCCCTAACCGTTTGGAATCCGTGTGAATGTTCTGTAATCATTCCCTCTTGGTACTCGATTAATGTATCCCGTCCTAGCGTAGATTTAGACATTTGAGAGATCGCATAAGCCCCTTTTGAATCTTCATGTAATTCTAAAATTCTACCTACTGCGAGGTGTGGATTGTGGTTTTTAAAGTGTTTTATTCTGGATAGATTTTCGCTTATTGACTTTTTAAAAGAACCTTTTTCCATTATATCGCCGTCGCTGTCTTTATTGCCGAAAGATGAAAAGTAAAATTCTACAATTCCCTTGCTTTCTTCAATTCCTTTTATCTCAAGGCCGCAACTTTTAACGCTTTTATTCATTGTTATTTTGGTTTGTGTTTAACAAAGATACGAATTTCGCCGCTTCATCTATTGGCATATTATGCGCGTGTGCTATAATACTCGCTGCCGATTCTTTAGAAAGTCCCATATTAACCTGTGCAACTACTTTTATAATACTATTAATCACCTTCTCAGAGCGCGCCGCTTTTTTATCTTGGTCCTCTTGTAATGCTCCAATATGTTCTAGATCCTGTACGACTGTATAATTTTTGCCGTCTCTCTCGGACCAATGTTTTACTACGGTTGAATTGAATTTTGATAATACACGCCTATCTAATGGTAAAACTGAATTTTCGTAAAATGATTTTAACGCGGCTTTCTGGTTGGCGTGTGTCTTGTTTGCAGGATCGTTGAAAAGCTCAGAAGGTGCACCGTACACATTGCAAAGCATCCTTAAATTCTGTATAGCCGTTTTTAGTATCTCTAAATCCGTTGAAGACATGCCCATTTGTATAAATTTCCCTTTCCCTCTTCCCGCTATTACTTTATTAAATTTGCTTGCACCTCCGATTTGGCCGTCAAATATTGCTTGCTGTTCTTTTTGCTCATCTGGATTTAGAGGGTAATCGTCTTCACTTGTAAAGATTCCCGCAACGCCTCTATTTTTAAGCATTGCATCCTGAGCCTCTGCCCTTTGATTGTCACCAGACAAAGCAAGCCAAGCCGCCGCCAATGGAGATAAGCCCCGAAGCGATTCTACGCCTCTGGTGGTTGGGTTAACATACTTTAAATGGATTAATTCGTCAGCAGTAAACGATTCTTTTAAACGTCCTAATTCGAACATATACCCTGAAACGGTTAGCGGGTTTGCCTGAGTGCTTAACACTTCAATCAATTGACTAGGCCACGTTTTTAGTTCGCTAATCCCAAACCCTATAGACTCCACAGGCTGCCAAAATAGATCACCAGTAGTAAGCATGTAAGTAAATGACTGTTCCTTAAAATCCTTTTGTGTTTGCTCCTCGTTTGGTTGGTTGACGAAATCGTAAAAACGCCCCTCTTTTATATCTTCTAAAGTTCCATCCTTTTTGATTTCTTTAGGTATCCAAGGTATATCTGAACCCGTTTCACCTATCTTTCTGATAATTGCGTACGCCTGTGAATTGCGTTCAAACCCTTCTGTGATAAGTTTGTTGTCGGTCTGTTGGCCTTTTGAGCTTCCAGATCCTAACATTATGAGTTCGCCATCTGCTAGATTTCTATGTTGTGAGCCTGTGAGGCTAAAAACGTCCGAGTGTTTATATCCCGTTAAAAAATTGAACGCTTTTTCTTGAAACCAGTTTCCCATAAAAATACTTTTGTCAAATTTACAAATAATTTTTAACCTGCTTAAAGCATTCCACCCGCTCCCCTTTCGAGTCTGTCAAATGCATAGCGTAACGGGTCGATTAAGTGGTTAAATTTATCTATTGGAATACCTGCTTTTTTGTCGTTAAAAATATAATTATTTAATTCGGTCTTTAAATTGGGCGAACTTCCACAGATTATAAGCTCGTAATTCATTATCTTTTTTAGTCCTGCTATTATACTTCCAGGGCCTTTGATGCAAGCCTGAACGTTTATCCCTCTTTGCCTTAAATCATGTATAGTTATTTTACCCGCGCTATCTGCTATTATCATTTCGTTTGGTCCTGTTCTATCTCGTAATAGCTTTTCGATGTCGTCAGTACCTAAGTTTTGCAAATATGCTAACTCCTCCGCATATATTTTCTTATTCTTTTTGTCTATTGCAACCTTTATTAAGCCGCAAGGATCTGGATTAAATCCAAAGTCGAGGCCGTAACAGCACGGTAATGATTCGTCGAATTTTCCCGTGGTCCAATTAGGCAGAATTGCGCCCTCAGCTTTTTCTAACCAACCGCCAATATAATTATGGTAATAGTGTTTTGAGTTGGTTTCTTTTGATTTGTTGGCCTTGTCTATCCAACTTTGCGGCAAGTATCCCGCTTGCTCTGCTAGGTGGTATGTAGTGTGTATGTGCTCTACATTGTCAAGGTTGGAAATCGTTACCCCAAAGCCCTCAATCTGTATTTGTTTGTTAGCGGGTTCTATCCATCTTTTATAAATGAAGTGTTCTGGCGTTGTCGGGTTCATAATCCAAATAACTCTATTAACCGCGTCGTTACTTCTAATACTATCGTCTATGGTATCAAAATCCTTTTCGTTTGTGAACTCCTCCCCTTCATCTACTACCATTGTGGTTAGCCCTGGAATACTTTTAAGCGTTGCGGTTTGATTTCCTGAGCTTGTTTTAACCCCTGCAAACATAATAAACGAGCCTGTTTTTAAATTGGTTACCCTATCGCCCCTGAATTGAAATAGTTTGTACGAGTTGTTTCGCTGTATGGCTTCTTTAAACTCTGGTATAATTGATTTTTCCGCGCTTGTCATTGTGTAACGTAGAAACAAAACACCGTGGCCAACCTCGAAAGTTAAGCGGCTTAGAAAATCGTGTACGCTCGTAGACTTGAGAGAACCACGCCCGCCAGTTACTAGAAAATACCTCTTTTTCGATGTGTAAAGAGGCTTATAGTGTTCATTTATTTGGAGCATCAGACACCCAGTTAATCGGCTTAATGGATTTGCCGTCTGTTGTATGGTCAATTTCTTGCTTGCTTGTTTCCATTAATCCATGTAAGGACTTTAGGGCAAATATTGCGATCGTCTTATCTATATCTCCCTGTGATGCTTTTTCCCATAGTATAGACTCACATTTGTTGTACATCCTTTTTAAAGTGCGAAAAACGGCTTCATCGTCGTTAAATTTATCCATCAAATAAGCAAATAAATCTCTATAGGTTTCACACTTCTCAGCTATTGAAGAAATAAAGAAAGTATCATTATCGACCGCATCAAAAGCCTTATTAGCTAATTTGCGTGCCTCTTTAACTGTCCATTTTTCAGCGTTCTTATTTCCTTTTACTGACATAATTTTCTCTTTACTTACAATAAATATAGCAATTGCATAAGCTGTTCAAATGTTATTTTACCAGTACCAATTAACGCGAGTCCAGTTACAGAAATTATAGTAAATAGTGCTATCCCTGCTAGTTCGGAATAATCTCTTTTTCCTTCGCCTCCGATCTCAGAGGCTTTATTTTTGGCTAAGTGGTCAATTACTTTAGATTTAACCAAATTAGCAACCTGAAAAACTGTTCCTGTTACTGGGTTGCTTTTTCCTGCTAATCCACTAGCGAACGATATAACGCCGCTTAATATCTTTTTCCCTGTTCCTTTTTTCATAATTCAATTGTCTTTAATTTCTTTTTACACTTTGTACATATTTTATTTTTTATAACTGGCGATTTGCAGTAACAAAAAAAAAGCCTTTGCTGTACTGATTTATACCCTGGCATTTCGTATGGTTTCATTTGTTAAATGCTCCTTACATCAGGAATGTGAGCTATCTGTATTAATACCCTTGTGACATTTACCACATTTGACAACCCCTTTTTTTATTGTATCTCTACTAGGAAATGGCCTCTTACAATCGCAATTCTTTTCTATTACTTCTTTTTCTTTGTCCATTGTATAGCTAATCTACAATTTTATTATTTAATTTTGTTTTACCTAAAAATTATTTCATTTCTTTTAAATCAATTGAAATTTGATTTTGCCCTAATCCAGTGGATCTAAATCCCATTGATGTAGTTTTCCCATTACATGTTGCCATTAAAAAAAGCGAATCTGCACCCTGAGAACTTAAGCTAACTGAATACCTATAACTATATTCGTTTTGAATTGTTTTAACGGTGTGTTCTGTTGTATAAATGCTTGTTATAAACTGCTCAATATCTGCATTCATATAATTAATTATGCTGAATCCTTGTTCTGAATATGCATAAAGAGTTACGTTGTAGGTTTTTTCAGAACTTTCATCCGGTTCTATTTCTTCTTTTTCACAAGATGCAAACAATACAGATAATACAAATAATAATATTAAATTTTTCATAGTCTTTTAATTAAAAATATTAATTCAATTGCAATGTAAACCCCGCCAATAGATAGGATAAAATATTTGTCTAGATTAAAAAATAATGGATACAAAACAATATTAGCCCAAAATGACTGACAGTAAATACAAAGCCCTAGAGGTTTTAATAAATTTCGATACTTACGCCGCTTTTTTGCTCTGTTTTTTATCCAAAGGTAAACCAGCCAAAGGTAATAGCGGCGAAATATCATTCCGCTTTTGTATGTCTCTTGCATAAATAGACTTAACGCCCCTATCAAAAGGCAATATAATACGAATTTTACATCCACGATTGTTACAACTGTTTTTTATTTGCTCCATAAGTTCAAATATATGAAACTATTGATTTATAGCATTAAATATTTGTCAATAATTGCGCGGGTCTCATCTAGTGAATTAGACCAGACCGCCTTAAATCCTTTTTTTTCTAATAGACTAATCCATTTTTTTTGATTCTCGCTCGGTTTGTTGTATCCACATTTAAGCTCTATAAATAAACCGCTAAACTCCTTATTTGGCTCAAGTATACAAACATCTGGAACGCCACTTTTTACGCCCTGTTGTTTACGTTTAGCCATGTATTGCGGCTTTGCTTTGATCTCATTAGGCGGGTGAAACCATAACACCCCAATAAAATCTAAATAGCTAGCGATTGCTTTTTGAAAATTCGCTTCGCTGCCTTTATATTTTTTGTATTCTGTCATGATTTACACATCAAATAAATAAACTTTTGGATTAGTCTCTAAATAAAAAGTATCTAAGTGAACCCAGGAAATAGGCTTTCCGTTTAGTTTATGTTCGAGCCTAATTTTACATCTAAACAAATTAGCATTTTTTACAATCCAGTTCCTAACGTCCTCGGAGCTCATTCCTGACACTTTAAAATCGAACGCTTTCCCCATCATGTGAGCCGACAGGTAAATACTAGTTTTTTTAATAACTATAGCGGATCGGTTATGTCTTATCCCTTTTTGTTGCGCCCCTGTAGTGTTGATAGTAATACGTTTTCCAATCCCCTCGCGAACCACTAGCAAAGAATGTAGAGCGTCGATGTCTAGGAACTGCCAACAAGTTGATGCACCATATTTTTTAATTACTACATTCGGGACTAATTCCCCAATCTCAAAATATAGTTTTATACGCCTTAAAACCTCGGCGTTATTCATTCGCTTTGGTGTGATTGGTTTTGTTTTATTTGGTCTCATTTTTCTATTATTAAAATTTAATTCGCGCAT